CAATCCAAATTGGGTGGAGCAACTAATGGGACTCAGCACAGGGTGGACAGACTTAGGCTCTTGGGGAATGGAGTTGTCCCCCAAACCGCAGAACTAGCATGGAAGACTTTATGGAAGGAATTGATATCCCCCTCACCGCAAAACAAGTGAATGAAGGATGGCACAGATTTTGGCAAAAGAACCAATTGGCAATAAACGAGGATGGCAGGGTGTATCGCACCACCCGTCCACGCAGGTTGCCAAGCAAAGGAAAGTTTGATTTTAGAAATGAGCGAAGCAAAAAAACAGTGTTACCACGAATTTAAAAACATGATTCATCGCTGGTCGGAGGAATCTGATTTGGATGATGAACAGATTGTCAAGTGCATGGTGGATGCAGCGAAGGAGTACTATGATGAAGATGTCATTGAATTTGAATGTGACATGGAACTTGAGGAGGACGAGGAGGAGGAATGAATGTATACAAGCCCACAGGTGAGAAGGTGGAGAATTGGCCACAATGGGTACAGCGTTTAACCAATGAGAATGTTGTATTGAAGCGCAGAGTTGCGGAGTTGGAGAAGCAGAATGAAGAACTTGCAGAGGAAGCATTACAATTGAAGTCCAGATGTTGTGATATTTGGAAGCAACTGACCGAGGAACAAGCTCGCAATGCCAAGTGAAAGTGCCACCGGGATACAATCCGATCTTTTGGAAACGTTACGGGCGAGCGATATCCGAATCAGTTGCCGAATTACCGAGGTGCAATTACAAAAAGCTAGGGCCACCACCCTTGCAATTAAGCCCAGAAGCGTTGGAGAGGATACGGAAGGCTGGACAATCGGTGAAAAGGAAATCCCGTGCAACTCGCTCGAAGAAGCAATCATCGTAGGGATAGAGATATTAAATCGTGGGTAAAAATTTATGATAAATGCAGAAGATCAAATGAGACAGGCGAGCCTTACCTCTGAGGAGTGGTATTTAAATGCTTGCCCTAAAGATAAACTACAAGAACTAGCATCAGACCCCATGATTATAGCAGCTAAAATTATAGCGGCAGGTTTAGATGAGTTAGCTATGTCCAACCGCATGATTGCAGAGAAGATTAATATGGAATAGTAATGGGTAAAATAACCTATGCAGACGAAATAGACGCACGCTTTGGCGTACCTTGGACAGATGATTTTAAGTATGTAAAGGGACAGTTGGAGTGTGCGTTGTCAGATGAGGAGATAGACAGACTAACTGTACAAGATCCTGTACGAGCAGAAACACTTACTCGCTTGCTTCTTGATCAACCAAATAGCGAGAAGGAAGATCCAATCGAATGGGGTTGGACTCTTCCTGGGTGGCGTAGGGTCATGGAAAATTGGAAGGATACAAAGATACATGTTTGCCTCGGAGGCAATCGTTCGTCAAAGACCACGCTCGCGTCTCGCTTGCTTGTCCACTTGGCACAGAGCATACCAGAAGCAGAGATACGTTCCATGCATGTCAGTGAGGAAAGAAGTATATCAGATTCCCAGCGTTATATATGGGATTCGCTTCCGGCAAGGTACAAGAGAAGCAAGAAGAAGAGTGAGAATCATTCCTTGCAATATACACAGAAGAATGGATTCAATGCTGGCAAAGCAATCCTGCCACCTACCCACCCAGATGCCGAGCGAGGGAGTACGATATTTTTTAATAATTACAGACAGTACATGGCAGACCCACAAATCTTCGAGGGATGGGCAGCCCATTGTATACATGCGGATGAGGAAATTCCTGAGAATATTTTTAACACGCTATTGGCGAGACTTACCGATAATCATGGTCGCTTGATTTTGACCTTTACTACTCTGCAAGGATACACGCCATTAGTTAATAGTTTACTGAAAGGAGCTACGACAGTCAGGTCAAAGTATAGTGCGTTAATGGATAAGGAATTACCCTTGGAGCAAGTGTCTGCGAATTGGCCTGACTGTCGAATATATTACTTCTGGTCACAGGATTCACCCTTTGTGGATTCCAATGAACTTGTGCGTACCTACAGCAAGCAACCACAGGAGGTAAAGCTTGCCAGATTATTTGGCATACCAAGCAAAAGCTTTGAAGGAAAATTCCCAAAATTTCAGCGTGAGACCAATGTAATAGAACATAGTAAGATACCATTCATTGCAGATCCATCTGAACCTGTAACACGTTACTTTATCTGCGATCCGGGTGGTAGTAAACCTTGGGTTGGATTATGGTTTGGGGTTACAAAAAACAAGAAAATTTACTGTTATAGGGAGTTCCCTGACAGCACGATGGGAGCATGGGCAATCCCACACATTAATGGTGCTGGAAAAGCAGTGGGTAAGCCTGGCCCTGGACAACGTCCTTTGGGATGGGGCTACTCACAGTACCGAGATTACTTTGAAGCACAGGAGGATGGTGAGGAAATATTTGAGCGGATAGTTGACCCACGAATGGGTGCAGCCACAGTGCGTACAAAGGAGGGAGAAAGTAATATAATCAATACCATGAGTAACATGGGATTTGTATTCCGTGCTGCACCGGGTGTGTCGATAGACTCTGGTATTGCCAAGATCAATGATGCATTGAGTTGGGATGATACAGAACCCATGACAGACAAGAATTGTCCCAAGCTTTACTTCTCTGATCATTGTGAGAATACCATATCTTCCATGCTTGAATATGCAGGGGAATCCAAGAGCGATTACTTCTCTGACCAGATTGATTGCCTGCGTTACTTATTTGTTAGTGGTGCGGATTACATTACTGACCGGGACATGCAAGTCACAGGTGGTGGAAGTTATTAATTGACTACATAAGGTTGCTAATGTAGTTTTACGCTACACAACTATGCTTTCAGCAAGCGACCCAGAATTATTATACGTCAGCAAAGAACCTGACATTGCTTATCTTTCCGAAGCGTACAAGCGTACACAGAGTGATTTAGGTGAGTGGTTAGACCGCAGACAACGAGATTACGACACCCGTCATTGCTTATGGGCAGGGAAGAGTGATGACTTTAAGAAACACTCTAGCCAGCATTCAACAGGTGAGGTATTTCCTTGGATTGGGGCGAGCGATCAAGAGGTTCGCATGGCAGATGAATTGATTACTTGCCGGGTTGCCATGTCAATGAATGCAATCAGACGTGGTCACATTATAGCCACTCCCACAGAATCAAATGATGTGGAACGTGCAAATGTGGTATCTATGTTTTTACGATGGTTAATTAATTCCAAGATGGAAGAGTTTTATCCTGAGATTGAGCTTGGATTAAATCATCTTTTCGAAAAAGGAATGATGGTACACTATGCCTGGTACGAGAATCAGGAACTCAAGCAGCAACAAACCATCAAGCTTGAAGAGATTGCCCAAGTCCTTCCACAGATCGCCGGAGCGATCCAAGATGGTAGTATGGATGAGGAGTTGAGTGAAACTCTTAAAACGCAATTTGATATCAGCAAGAGTAAGGCACGGGCAATGTTGAAGGAAATGCGCAAAGATGGAGAAACCACAGTCCCTGTCACCCGTCAGGTTGTGAGCAGACCCAAGATCAAAGCACTTGCACCAGATGAGGATGTTTTTTGGCCAAGCTATGCCATTGATCCGCAGGAAGCACCTTACATGTTTCATGTGGTGAGTATGACTCCCCAGCAATTAAGGTCTAAAATTAATACCGAAAATTGGTCAGAAGAGTTCGTGGATGCTGCCATTGAGTTGGCAGGGCAGGGCGAGGATGCAGATGAGAATATCTACCAATTACGGGATGATGATGAATTTACCAGAACAGATGATAATAGCCTTGTTAGAATTGTGTACTGTTATCAAAGACTGTTGGACGAGGATAATGTACCCGGTATTTACTGTACGATTTACTCAAGTCGTATACCTGATCTTTATGCCAAGCACCAACTTCTTGATTATCAGCATGGGCAATACCCATTCGTTGTAACCACTCTTGAAAAAACAGACAAAAAACTGTACTCCTCCAGATCGTATCCGCAACTTATCGAAAGCTTGCAGCAGGTACTCAAGGTCGAAACAGATGCTGCGATTGATTCGCAATCATTGACAACCTTGCCACC